AAGCCACATGGCACAACACCACACTGAAAAAATTATTCACACACGGCAACCACACATTCTACACCGAAAGGAAGTAACCAACAATGAAAATGGCAATGAAGGACGGACAGATCCTCATAAAGGAAGCAGACAATGTCCAGTTCACAATCATAAAGAGTTGGGGAAAGATGAAGTGGAGCAGGCAGACGCAGACGCTAAGCGGACCGGCTGACATCGAGCTGCTGAACAGACTGGCAGGACTGGTAAACTTGCCACCGTCCATCGAAGCAGAGCGAAAGAAGCTGAACGAAGTAATGGCAGCAGTCGACCGGGAACGCATGAACCCGAAGCCAGAGCCACTCATCCCACCACCAGTCAAGGTGTCGCCATTCACGCACCAGGTGCGAGGATATAATATGGCACTCATGACATTCGGACTGGTAGACCCACCGAAACCAAAGGAGGCGGAGAAGTGATACATATCAAGGAAACAGAAATCATCCCATTCCTTAAGACTGCACAGACAGGATATACGAAGATGATCAGCGAGGGGGATCTCGAAATGGAAGTCGAACTGGCGGAAAAGGTCGAGGAAGCACTCACGCAGGCGATGGACATCATATATGACTACCAGAGCATGGCAGATGAGCATAAGCGGATGGTCGAAAAATACGAGACAGAAGCACCAGTAATAAAGAGAGGTATGGACTTTTACTGTTGCCCTGCCTGCGGAAAGAGAACCTCCCGAAATCATACGCACTGCCACTGGTGCGGAAAGAAACTGGGGTGGTAAAGATGACAGATCGAGAAAAGAAAGAATTAATAGAAGCCGAGGAAACGATACTGCAGTTGTTCTTCGATGCGTATGAAAGAGCAATGAAGTACACAAAAGGCAATATCAACCTTTCACTCCGCATGGCAGCAATGCTCGTGTCAGCGATGGTTCACGACCAGACGGAAAGCAAGTCCTTTCAATTTTTGTGGCAAATGGGGAGGGATAACAAATGACGCAGGAAATAACAATGGGGTCTTTGTTCTCCGGGAGCGGTGGCTTTGAACTGGCAGGATCGATATTCGGAATCAGACCAATATGGGCAAGCGAGATAGAGCCATTCCCGATACTGGTAACCACAAAGAACTTCCCGGAAATGAAACACCTCGGAGACATCAATAAATTAAACGGCGCAGACTTAGAGCCAGTGACCATCATCGCAGGCGGCTCTCCATGCCAGGACATGAGCATAGCCGGAAAGCGTGAGGGTCTGGACGGTTCACGAAGCAATCTGTTCCGTGAGCAGATACGGATCATAAAGGAGATGAGAGAAAGTGACAGAGCAGCAGGCAGAACAGGAACGCAGATCAGACCGAGATACATGGTCTGGGAGAACGTGCCCGGAGCATTCAGCAGCAACAAGGGCAAAGACTTCCAGGCAGTCCTCCAAGAAATCGTCAGCATCACAGACGAAGAGTCCAATGTACCTCTCCCTCCGAAGGGAAAATGGCAGACAGCCGGATGCATCATGGGCGACCATTTCACCATCGCTTGGCGAGTGCTTGATGCCCAATACTGGGGAGTGCCCCAAAGAAGAAAGCGTATCTACCTTGTCGCAGATTTTGGAGGAAACACCGCACCAAAAATATTATTTGAGCGAGAAGGCTTGTCTGGGAATTTTACGGAGAGCCGAGAAGCGTGGCAAAGAACTGCCGGAGATATTAAGACTGGCACTCATAAGGCAGGCACAGATGATGTCGAGTGCTATGACATCAGCGACAGACGCAGAGTAGCGGATAAGAGCGAGGTATCGCCAACGCTCACAACTAAGATGGGGACCGGTGGTAACAATGTACCTATCGTATTAGAAAACCACCCACAGGACTGCAGAGTGACGATAGCAGAGGACGGCAATGTACCAACGCTGACCAGTCGAATGGGAACAGGGGGGCAATGTGCCAATGATAATGAATGAAGTTAGAGCAGTGGATCAGAGAAACCTCTCACTGGGAAACGATAAATCGGAGACGCTCCATGGAAGCGGTCATGGGAGTTCGGTTGGAACAATCATCGAACCAATGGCACTTCATATCACACAAGACCCGACTGTATTCGAAGGAAAAGCTCCATGCCTTACACAGGGCAATCCAAAGACCGGACAAGCGACAGTTGGAGTCGCTATTCCGATAGCAGATAAGGCGACCCGATACAAGGGTGGTGGGAGCACAAGAAACAATGACGGCTCTGCCAATGGACTTGGCATCGGAGAACCGGGAGCACCTGCCAACACACTCACGGCCGCAGACAGGCACGGAGTAGCCTGCTTCGCACAACAAGCAATCGGGGAATATGAGGAATCGGAGAAAGCCTCCTGTCTGAAACGCAGGGATTATAAGGACAGCACCGACCTCATTCTCTGGGAGTACATCATCCGCAGGCTCACACCATTGGAATGCTGCAGACTGCAAGGTTTCCCAGATAACTGGGCAGAGGAACTGGGGATAACAGAGCCAACGCAGGAAGATATCGATCACTGGCGAGAGGTGTTCCGAACGCAGATGGAAGCCATGGGCGAGAGCAAAAAGGAAAAGACAGACAACCAGATCTGCAAATGGCTGAAAGACCCGGAGAGCGACTCAGCCAAATATAAGATGTGGGGCAACGGCATAGCACTTCCGTGTGCAATGTTTGTGATGGAAGGCATTTCCATGATACTAAGCGAGGAGGATGCAGATGAGCAGAAATAACAGAGATTACATATCCTGTCGAAACCCCGCAGCAACCAAGCAGCAGGAAGCAGGTTGGAACAGGATGGTGCGAAATTTGGAGCACCGCAAAGCAAAAGAAAATCACAGGAAGGAGGTAAAAACCAATGGCAGAAACGCATAAAGGCTTCGGTCTGCTTTTTGAAATGGGATGTGGAAAGACGCTAACAGCAATCATGATAGCAGGCACTGCTTACCAGATGGGTAAGGTGGAAAAGGTACTGGTGGTAGCACCAACTTCCGTCTGCTCCGTATGGCCCAAGGACTTCGCAGAATTTGCGGACTTTAAGGCGAACATCAAGGTACTGCTCGGAGACAAGAACCGCAGGCTGAAGCTGTTAAACGATCTCGACAACTTCCCATTCAAGGCATTAAAGGTAGCCGTTATCAATTACGAATCCACATGGAGAGAAGGCATCTTTGACGCACTGTATGAATGGAACGCAGACATGATCATCTGCGATGAGAGCCAGAGAATCAAGAGCCACGATGCAGAGCAGTCCAAGGCAATGCACAAACTGGGCGACCAGGCAAAGTACAAACTTATCCTGTCCGGAACTCCGGTACAGAATAATGCAATCGACCTGTATAGCCAGTACCGCTTCCTTGACCCGACAATCTTCGGAACGAACTTCTATCAGTTCCGAAACAGATATGCCATCATGGGCGGATTTAACAGACACCAGATCGTGGGATACAAAGACCTCGACCAGTTAATCCAGAAAGAGCACTCCATCGCATACCGAGTGACCAAGGACGAAGCACTCGACCTGCCGGAGCAGACATTCCTGCAGAGATACATAACGATGTCGGCAAAGGAAAAGAACATCTACGACCGCATCAAGCGTGAGAGTTTCGCAGAACTGGAAAGCGGTGGGCAGATCAGCGCAACGACCGTGCTGACAAAGCTGCTTCGCCTTCAGCAATTCACTGGCGGATTTTTAGTGGCAGACGGCGAGGAAAAGCCGGAACTGGTCAGCAAGGGCAAACTGAACGCACTGGAAGAAATCGTGGACGATTATGTGGTGGACGCAGGAAAGAAACTGGTAATCTTCGCACGTTTCAGACCGGAGATAGACATCATCGGGCAGATGCTGAAAAAGAAGAAACTCCGCTACGGAGAAATCTATGGAGATGTGAAACTGGAGGACAGGGGCGACATCGTCAAGGACTTCCAGACGAACCCGGAAACGATGGTATTCCTCGCACAGATCGATACTGCAGGACTGGGAATCACACTCACGGCCGCAGACACCTGTGTGTATTATTCGGTCAACTTCAACTATGCAGCATATAGTCAGAGCCTTGCCAGAATCCACCGTATCGGGCAGAAGAATGCCTGCACTTATATCCACCTCATCACAGAGGGAACGATAGACGAAGTGGTGCTGAAAGCACTGGCAAAGAAAGAGGATCTGGCAAAAACAGTCGTGGATACATGGAGGGATTATTTCTAATGGATTACGAAAAGAATGCCATAGAAATCCTGAGAATGATCGGAAGCAATAACGGTTTTACAGTGGCGGATAGTGGTGGAAAAGACAGTAGCGTTCTGACACATATTGCCATGAAAGCAGGGTGTCCGTTTGATGTAGTTCACAACCACACAACGGTTGATGCACCGGAGACGGTATATTTCATTCGTGAAAAATTTAAGAAGCTGAGAGCAGCAGGAATTAAAGCCGAGGTTATTATGCCAAGAGAAACGATGTGGCAGCTTATCGTAAGAAAAAAGACACCACCGACAAGACTGATACGGTATTGCTGCTCAGAGTTAAAGGAAAGCTATGGCGCAGGAAAGAAAATGGTAACAGGAGTGCGGAAGGCGGAGAGTGTAAATCGAGCAAAGAACCAGGGAGTAGTTACATTTCCAAAGCCGCACAAAATGTGAGAGAAATGGTAGACGATGAAAATTTTCATTTAACAGGCAAGGGGGGGGGTGGTCATTCTTAACTTAGATAATGATGAAAAGAGACAACTGGTCGAACATTGCTATCGAACACAAAAGGTGTTAATCAATCCGCTGATAGATTGGGATGATGAATTCCTGTGGTGGTACATCAAGCATGAAGGAATAGAAATCAATCCCTTGTATGGCTGTGGATGGGAAAGAGTCGGATGTATAGGATGCCCGATGGCAGGAAAGCATCGAGCGTGGGAGTTTGAAAGATATCCCGCATATAAGCGAGCGTACATAAAAGCATTTGAAAAGATGTTGATAGCTAGGGAGCAGGCAGGACTCGAAAACAAGTGCGGATGGACTGACGCAGAGTCTGTGTTCAGATGGTGGATGGAAGATAAGACAGATCCGAATCAGATGACAATAGATGACTGGCTTCACGAAATCGGAGCGGATTATACGCTAACAGGAGACTGAACAATGAAGATTGATATTTTCAACGCAGAAGAAAAATACGACATTCTCTACACGGACCCACCGTGGCAGCAAGGCAGGGGCGGAAAGAAAGCGGCCAGACCGAACAGCACCGGAACAACAGTACCATACGAGACAATGGACGTCCCCGGAATTATGGAACTGCACCGCTATGTCACAAACGAACTCATGAATGAAAAGCACAATGTATTCA